CACTTAATGCATCAACAATTAAATTACCAGAAGGACAACAAGAACCTTTTGTTGTATGAATCATAGAAAGCATAAACAAGCAGAGAACGCAAAAGAATCAAAAAATTCTTTTTTTGATTCTTTTGCGAATGATCCACCAGATGCAGTATGCCCCTATTGTGGGAAATCTGGAAAAGGATGTTCTTATGTAAATAGTTTAAGTCGTGCTTGGTCAAGAGATGCGTGTAAGAAAAAAATATGATAAACAAAATTAAACATTTCTTAGAAAGAGATCAAGATATTAATCTCTATAATGAGTTTCATTACATTTATATCACACTTAAAGAGTTAGCAGAAGTTATTAAAACTAAGAATAAATAATTATAAGTCGCAAGTACTTATGGTTCCTCTACACTCGTTTAAGGACTATTTGTTTAATCTAGAAACGACAAGTAAAGCAGACGCAAAACGATTGTGGAGAAAAAATATAAAAGAGCAATGGGAAAATAAGTGTGCCTATTGTCAATCTGAAGAAAACATCACATTAGATCATATTATTCCACAATGTAAAGGTGGTTTAGACATTAAAACAAATGTAGTGGCATGTTGCCATTCTTGCAATCAATCCAAGGCTCATACTCCTTGGGAAACTTGGTATTATCAGCAAGATTTCTTTACAGAAATAAAAAGAGATGCTATAGTAAATTGGATGAAACCAGAAGATAATTCAAATCTATATAAGTATAGACCAAGAAGAAACAATGCATCTTAACATTCATGGATGATGGTAGTATCTACCCCATTACTATAGAAGTAATGGGGATCTTAATTTCAATTTTAGTAATTCTTATACCCTTATTAGTAATTTTATGAATTTTACAGTTTATTCAAAAAAAGGTTGTCCTTATTGCGACAAAATCAAAATGGTTCTGGGTGATTTGAGTGTCAGAAAAGGATACCCAGTCATTTGTTATGAACTTGGAACTGAATTTACAAGAGAAGAATTCTATGCCGAATTTGGTGAAGGATCTACATTTCCACAAGTTATTTTTGACCAAAAACATATTGGTGGATGTAGTGATACAGTGAAGTACTTACAAGAAAATAATATGTTTTAATGAGTACTATAAATAATTCTGGAAAAACAAACATCAATCGTGGTGTTGAGTTATTACTTCGAAAAAAAGGAGGAGAAATTCAACCAGAATTGGATTCTAGACAGTTCAGTTTTGGAAAAATGTTTTCTCTTTTTAAACAAGAGATACATTTTAAAATTGAACTAAGAGTATCAAAGAAAAAGTAATCTCTTGGAGAAAGAAAAATGTTAGCATCAGAACTCACCATTTTTACTATATTATCTTTTTTATTTTTACTTGTAGGTGGAGTAATAGGTTGGCTAACGAAGTCTTACTTGTATGAAAATCAAGTTAGACAAATTTATACACATCCCGAAATGTTTGATGAAAATGGGAATTTATTTCCCGACGAAATAATAGCAGTACGATTTGAAACCGATTATGACGACAACGACGACGACGAAGACAGAGACTGAACTCGAAACTCTTCCTACAAATCCATTTATATTTGAAATTCTTACTCTTGCTTCAAAACAAAGATCAAAAGTAAAAAAAGTAGAAGTTCTTAAAACATATGAACACGATTCATTGAAAGCAATTTTTATTTGGAATTTCGATGAATCAGTAATTTCTGCACTTCCAGAAGGTGATGTACCATTTTTTGGTGATAATGACATGAAAACAACAACAATGTCAGAACGAATTGAAGATGCAGTCAAACAATTGAATGGTTCATCTATAGGAGCAATTGATCAAAGATATTCTTCAATTCGTAATGAATATGATAAATTTTATAATTTTGTAAAAGGTGGTAATGATTCTCTTAATGGTATTCGTAGAGAAAATATTTTTGTAAATCTTTTGGAAGGTTTGCATCCATTTGAAGCAGAAATTCTTTGTTTATGTAAAGATAAAAAACTTGAAACTAAGTATAAAATCAATAAAGAGATTGTTTCTGAAGCATATCCTGATATTGTTTGGGGAAATAGAGGTTGAAAACCGGAGGAAAGGAATTGAATATTATTCACAAAGATTGTGATAAATCATTAGCACAAGATAAGAGTCTTCCTGTAAATTCTTATCTTGTGATTTATTGTGTGAAAGATGTAGAAAAATATGATATAGTACAATCAGGTGCTAGAATAGAAGTGTTTGATAGATATTATGATGAATATGGAAAGGGAGCACTCAAAGAAATTAAATGGACTGAAGGAAAAGTAAATCCAAAGACATATGGATATGTTCCTAAAGAAAGCAAAAAAAGAAAATAATAATTAATGGGAAGAAATTGTCTTTTCCCTTTTTTTATGCTAAAATAAATTAAAATTCTTTCGATTTATGAATAAAGATAAACTAAAAATTATTGTTCGTAATCTTGAACTTCTTGTAGATTCTTTGAAGGCAGAAATTTATTCTGATGTATCATCATATCGATATGATGATGCTAGACCAAAAGAATTAGATTATGACGAAGTATTTGAGGATGATGATGACTAGCAGATCAAGGCAATTGGTTAAACTGCTTAAAAAATTAATCAAACAGGAACATTTGTATTCAGATAAACAACTGAAAGAAATGAAATCACAATTGAGAGTTGTTGAAAATGGACTTGTTGAATTGGAAAAATATACATCAAAAGGATTTGGAAAATGAAATCGGAAGTTAAACTTATTTCTGCAACACCAGACGCAGAAAAGCATATTGCGTATTGTGCTCGTGTAAGTAATCCAAAAAATCAAGAGAATAGTAATTTTGAAGGATTGCTTAAATATTGTATCAAGAATCAACACTGGAGCATCTTTGAACATGCATTCCTTACAGTTGAGATTAATACCTCGCTTGCGATTGCTACGCAAATCCTCCGGCATAGGAGTTTTACTTTTCAGCAATTCAGTCAGAGGTATGCAGACAGTACAGAACTTCAACTTGAAATTCCTGTACCTGATTTGCGGAGACAAGATACAAAAAATAGACAAAATAGTACAGATGATCTTGGAAGTGATCTAAAAGAAACTATGAGTTTGATGATCAAAAAGCATTTTGAAGAGAGTTTGAATATTTACAATCTTCTTCTTGCTCAAGGAGTAGCAAAGGAATGTGCTCGTTTTGTGCTTCCACAGGCAACACAGACCCGTCTTTATATGTCTGGTAGTCTTCGTAGTTGGATGCATTACATTGACCTTAGAAGTGCTCACGGGACGCAGAGAGAGCACATGGAAATTGCAGAAGCAATTCGTTGTATCTTTACCTGTCAGTTTCCTACAATTTCTTCTGCTCTTGATTGGAGTAGAGAAAATTGTCCTGAATGTCAAGATGCATCTTCTATTACATTGGAATAAATAATTTTACATATTATTAAAAATAATGCCAACTTATAGATTCGAAAATACAGAAACTGGTGAAATCTTTGAAAAATGGATGTACATGGCGGAAAAGCAATCTTTTCTTCAGGAAAATCCAAATATTAAACCATTAATTCCAACACAAATGAATGTTGGAGAAGTTGGTGATTTGTTAAGCAAACATGTTAGTAAAAATCCAGGATGGAATGATGTCCTGCGTAAAGTTTCAAAAGTTCCCGGTGCAAACGTAAAACCAATTTAACTATGGCAAGAAAAAGAAGGAGCAACGATAACCACTCAATTGGAGATGGTTTAGCAACTAGGCAAACAAAGAGAAAGAAACCAATTAGTAGTGAATATTTGGTTGATGTTGAACCTCTCACAGAAAATCAAAGAAAACTTTTTAAGGCATATGAAGAGGGTAAGCATTTGGTTGCTTATGGTGCTGCTGGTACAGGCAAAACCTTTATCACTCTTTATAATGCACTCAAGGATGTATTTAATGAGACAACACCATACGAGCAAATTTATGTTGTTCGTTCTCTTGTAGCAACTCGTGAGATTGGTTTTCTTCCAGGAGACCATGATGATAAGTCTGCTCTTTATCAAATTCCTTATAAGAATATGGTAAAGTATATGTTCCAGATGCCGAGTGATGCTGATTTTGAGATGCTTTATGGTAATCTCAAATCTCAAGAAACTGTAAAGTTCTGGAGTACATCATTCATTCGTGGAACAACACTTGATAATTCAATTATTATTATTGATGAAATGCAAAATCTTAATTTTCACGAATTGGATTCTATTATCACTCGTGTTGGTGAAAATAGTAGAATTTGTTTCTGTGGTGATGCAACTCAATCTGACCTGATAAAGACAAATGAAAAGAGTGGTATTGTTGATTTTATGAGTATTTTAAGAAAAATGCCGTCCTTTGAACTGGTAGAATTTGGTGTTGATGATATTGTTCGTTCAGGACTTGTGAAAGAATATATTACTGCAAAACTTGAACTTGGAATGTAATGTTTAACTATGTGGATTTAAATCTCCCTCAATTAGAGAGGGAGACGATTGATGGTGTAAGATACTATAAAGTACCAGAGAGAGATGAGTTATTACGACTTGTCTCCATTACTTCTGTAACCAGTCACAAGAACCGTCAGTTCTTTGCTAATTGGAGAAAGAAGGTAGGGGAAGACGAAGCAAATAAAATTACAAAGCAAGCAACCAGTCGTGGGACTGATATGCATACACTTGCTGAAATGTATTTAAAGAATGAAGGATTCAATTCTGATGTTCTTCCAATTTCACAAATGTTATTTGGAATTGCAAAACCTTATTTGAATAAGATAAATAATATTCACGCACTTGAAAATTCTTTGTATAGCAAAGTTTTAGGAATTGCGGGAACTGTTGATTGTATTGCAGAATACAATGATGAATTAGCAGTTATTGACTTTAAGACTTCTAAGAAACCAAAACCAAGAGACTGGATTGAACATTATTTCGTTCAATGTGCTGCTTATGCTTGCATGTTATATGAAATGACTGGTATAATGGTAAAGAAATTTGTAATCATAATGGCCTGTGAAAACGGAGAATGTGAAATCTATGAAGAATACGACAAAGGAAAGTACATCAAATTACTCACCGAATATATTAGAGAATTTGTTAGAGATAAACTTCAGCAATATGAATGATAAAATAAAGGAAGAAATAGACAGCAAATTTTTATGTCCTCAGAAATTTGCTCAAGAAATAGAAAGTATTGTGAAAGAATGTAAGATGAATTACATTGATGCAATCGTCACATATTGTGAAGAGAATAGTATTGAAATTGATACTATATCAAAATTAGTTTCAAAACCATTGAAAGAGAAACTTAAAAATAATGCAACTGAATTAAATTTTTTAAAGAAAACTACTCGTGCCAAATTGCCTCTGTGACCCCTTTTGATGTATATAAAACTTACTTAGCATTTAAAAATCATTTTACAAAAGAAAATTACGATTACTTTAAGTATTGTGGAAAGTCTAGAGCATCTCTAGATTCTTTTCATAAGAGAAAGGATAGGTATTTCTTTGAACGAACTTCTAGACAGAAGAATGATGAAGAAATCAAAGCATATTTTGTAGCAAATTTTGCTGAATGTAATGATACTCAATCTTTATGGATTGGTGAAATTATTGAAAATGGAGAAAAAGTTTATACAAATTGGTTAAAGAAATCTCAAAGTCTTTTTTACTTATTTAAAACAGAAGCAGAAGTCTTTATAAACAAAGATAGTTTTGTAGAATTATTTGAAATAAAAAATAACCAGCACCCAGAAATTCTCAAAAAGTATTTTCAAAAAGCAATCAGTCTGGAGACTATGGTAATACTTGATATGATATTGGGTTATGTGAAAAAGTTTGATAAGAAACTAACAGACCCAGTGTGGGAAACCGTCAGTTTAAGAATCAAAAAATATCAACCTTTCCTAAATATTGATGTAGCAAAGTATAAAGAAATACTCAAGGAGATTGTTTATGAGTAGATTTTTTGATTCAGAACAAGTCAGAGAATCTTTGTTTGAACTTGATGAACTACAACATAAACTCTTCAATGAATTATTAGAACTTCCTTTTTCTGATTCAGATAAAAAAAGGAAGAATCTTGAAACAATGAAACAATTTTTGGAAAAACAAAAAGTTTTTATTTTTAGAATGTCTTTATCTGATGACCCAGACGCAATAGAAATGAAGAACCGAATTCTTGATTCTGCTAAAATGTTTGGATTAGAACCAGGAGATAATATCAATACGTTCTTTATGAAGATGGAAGAGACAATTGAAAAACTTGAAAATACCCTTGACGACTGAC